ACATCCTCGTCATATAGGTTACCATTTACAGGGTCTGTCTTTTTAACAGTTACTACTTCCGCGGTATAACCTTCTCCATATGGGTCAGCGTTGCTGTCGTTTTTAGCTTCTTCGTTCAACGCGTTAACATCAAACACTTGTGCAATACCTTGGTTAGCTAAGTAGTGTTCGTATACATCGTCACCTGCTTCCAAACCGTTTAACTCACGGTACGTAGCTTCATCAATACCGGGGCGTAGCGCTAATGCAGCAGCTTTGTTTGCACCAGAATATACGGGTTTCATGGCTGCATTGAGGTCATCAATATCTGACATTAGATACTGTGTTTCCTCGTTATATGCGTCTGTCAGCCCTTCGATTTGCGGATTGTACTGATTGTACGTAGCCATAAAGGCATCCATCTGAGGCTTATATGTATCTTTATAGTCTTTTTCTAGCGCTATGGCGTAGTTGTTATACGCAGCGGAAGCTATGTTTGCGGCATTCTGCGTTTCTTCTGAAGGGTTTGCGTTAAATGCGTCTACGGCTTGGTTATATACATTTTTTAAACGGTCTTGTTCTTGTATCTTACCGTTAAGTTCGCTTCGTACCCCATTAAACCCTTCGGCAGCGTCAGCCGCTTTACCTACTGCGAAGTTTAACGCGTTTGCAGCTTCTTCTGTTTTCTTAGATGTCCCTGCTACCTTGTCTATCGCAGCGTTTACAGGTTTATCAACAAGCTCTTTGAGAGCTTCCATTCCATACTCGTCCCACTTAGCAAAGAATGCCTCGCTAGACATAGAAGGGTTACCCGACAGAGCCGCAGTTGCCGCGTTTGTTAGTGCAGAGGTCATAACTTCGGCAGTCTTGTCATCCATTCCTGTGTTATCAGACAAGAACTTAGACATAGTTTCGGATACGCCGCTGTATTTACCAATTATACCTGCGAGTTGTGTAGAGGAAACTTCACCACCTGTAAGTTCTGCAGTAAGCGATGCAGTAATGCTGTCTTTAACACCATCCTGAAGTTTCTCCCAACCACCGATAATTGGGTTGCCTTCAACATCTATACCACCTGTGAAGTTTTCAAATTTTGCGTCTATTTTATCGGCTACTTGACCAAGAGTAGCGCCAACCGCGGCGTTTAATCCTCCTGTAGCAAAGGCTTTTAGAGGGTCTTGTCCGTACACAACAGCAACAGTGGCAGATTTTACACCACCTTCTAAACCCTTTTGCAGTGCAACTTCTACAGTGCTGTTAAATCCTGCGTTAGCTATGGCAGGGTTGGCGAACTTAGAAGTAACTCCTGCTACCTTACCTGTAGCATAAGATATGGCGGCAGCTTTAACTACATCTCCTAAGTCACCACCGTCCGCTGCAACAGCCGCACCGTCAATAAGGGGTAACGCCCACGCATTACCTGTGGCCACGGCTGCAACTTTAGCAATAGTGGCGATAGGGTCATCTAACGCAGCATCAATAATATCACCAACGCCGCTTAGTACAGGTTGAACTATTTCGTCTACAACCCAATCAATAGCGTCACCGACAACGCCAACAACATCTTCTACGACATCTACAACACCACCGACTACATCTTCGACAAGATCAACTACTGCACTCATTTACATTATCTCACTCAATGGTATTTCTCCCAAGGTAACATATGCCCTTGATCCGCCCGAGGCTTTTCGACCCACGGCGATTTCACTGTCACCTTTGTCTGTATACCGTTTCCATGTTTTAAACGCGCTATCGTATATATCTCCATCATAATCAGAAACATAACGTTTTATACCTTTTCGCTGCATATAAGTAAAATATCGCAAACCATTGGCTATAAAATTCTGCGCAGTATCGACATTAAATGCGCGCCCCCACATGAGGTCTTCGTCTTTGCCTTTACCCCGATGTCCAAGAAACACCGTGTTACCTATCTGTACCATATCCGCATCTTCCATGTTCATCTCTTCTACAATGCTGATCATGGCTGCTTCTGTAGTTATGTTTTTTGGAGCTAACTCTCCAACTACGGTAGATATTACTGTAGGTGCTGGTAGTGGTTCTGATTTACTATCTATTACAGGTAACATCCTACACCTCCGTAGAAAAAATTGCAGCGGAATAGATATTACCCATGCCAGCAGCTAGACTAAGAAATGGCCCTTGTGGGGCTGGCGCATCGTAGGACAAGAACACGTCATCGTCTTCAGTCCTGTTGAGGATTTGTGGTACAATACCGCATTCCATGTCATTTAGCAACAGTCCTGTCTCTAATAACCCACTAGCGCTTAACGTATGGCCTATTCGTGGTTTGTATGATGTAGCTACAAACTCACTAAGACTACGATGCAGCGCGGCTTTTTCTGCTTTGTTATTAGCATCTGTTCCAGTTCCATGTGTCTTTACCACCTTAACGTCTTCCTTACGTACTCCCGCTACATGTAAGGAACCTTCGATAGCCTTGGAGTATCCTTCGCCATCAGGTCGTTGCCCAAGAGGGTTTGTGTTGTTCTCCGCAGATGTATACGCACCTAAAAACTTGGCCATAGGCGTAGACATACCCACATGTTCTTTCTCAAACACTGCTAATGCAGCCCCCTGACCCACATGAAACCCTGTGTTAACGCCATCAAACGCAGAAGGTTTACGATCAGGTTCTTCTGATAGTTGTATACTGGCCTTGGCATCTCCAAAGAACTCTAATGAGGGTATACACACCGAGTCTTCTCCTGCCAGCACAATTACACGGTCAAACTCATAGTGCCAAAACAGATTCTGCATATCCATAAGCACCTTTAAACTAGAAGCGCAGGCACTAGCGTCCGTTGATACATGGTCGTGTACATGAAATATACTAGCAATACGTCCTGCGTAGATGTTGGTAAGCGTAAGAAACGGTATCTTGGTCTTGTAATGTAGTTCCGCATCAGTATTCCTGTCGTACCGCCCACTCGTACCCATCCAGCCTTGGCTACCTGCAGCAAACATAAACGCGGTCTTACCTTTGACTGGGTTGTCTACGACATAATCTATTGTTTTTTGCAGGATAACTTTGTCAAAAGCCTTGTGTGGGGGGTAGAACAACCCTGACTTAGCACGTCTAAAGGTGTCTTTTACAATGTGCACGCTCTGCGGAAACGCTATGTCTTCATAAGTAGTTTTCTCCGTAGTGCACAGTGTTTCACAATGTGTCATGTATATCATGTAACAGACTCCATAGCAGCTTCTATAGAATCAAAGTCTTTGTTTTTGTTTTCGAGCATATACTCTCGCACTTCCCGCAGAGAACCCACGGGTATATTGAAGTCGTCTGCTTCTGGTATGCCGTATATGTCGGATATAAGCACTAAGGTAAGTGTTACATCTAGGCTATCTAACCCAATGTCTTCTTCTTTTAGGGTTACATCTAGTGATTTAGGTTTAGTGTATTTATCTAAGCGTGGTTTAGTTTCGCGGACGCAAGCGTCGAATAGTTCTAAAAAGTCCATTTTTGCACCTATCTGTTAAGGGTGCCTTTACTATACATTGCTAACAAAGGAGATGTCTATAGAAGCTGACGGTACTCCCGGGTGTGGTGACGTAGCGGCTTCTGTGTGTAAGTTTAACTGAGTGTCCCCTGTTGACCAATAGACCTCTATGTAGTCATCTGCTACCAAAGAAACAGTAAACCCCCAGTGCACAACGTAATCGTCGTTACCTTTTACATCGAACATATGTCCTGAATACGCTATAGCACTGCCGTTCTTTTGCTCCCAAACAGTTATAGGCGTCTCGCTAGAGTTATTATGCTCTAGCTGCAATGTTACATCAAACTTGTACACCCCGGGGTTTTGCACGTTAATTCTACTATTATTAGATAGAGTAACCGCGCTGTTGTATGAGGTGTTATTAAACGTAACTGCGTAGCCTGTATTAACCACGGACGCAGTTTGATCCTGTGTACTATAGAACGCTGCACAGGGGTTGTACAAAAATTTACCGCCTACATCGGTGCTAAGTAAGGTGTTTAACGAGTTCACAAGGCGGTTGAAGAATAGACGTAGCACGTTGCTATTCTGATCCATATATGGACGTTCGTACCCTTCAGGCGCTAGTGGGAGCGCAGGTGTAGCTACCTTATCAATTTCGTTAGGCATTACCTTCTCCCGTCAGGGCGCATGTCAATCCTCGGCGCACCTAGCTGCCATGTCACGCCTTCCTCTGTAGACTCTACTTTTATAGCGAGCTGCCTGCCTCGCACGCGAGTGTATATCTGCCCCGTATAGGCTTCTACAGGTAGCACAGCCGTACGTGTTACCGTACGTGAATTACTGCCTCCCTCCGATGCAGGGCTGTTGTACCCAGACCCAGAGTTAGCTAATGGCAACAGCGTTATGGTAGCACTAGGCGATCCTACAGTAGACCCATCAAAACGTATGTCAGGCAATACACGCCATATAAACGCAAATTGATGTCCATCTTCAAGATCAAATTCTGCGGAAGCCACATACGCATTTATAGGTGCAGTTACGGCTGTTTCATTGTCATCCACACCCTCTTCGTGGTTCACAAGGTTGTAAGTGTACGTAGCCGCTAGTGGGTTACCACGCAGACCAGAATCAAGCCATGCAGTACGTGCCATTGTGCCATAATACCAAATGTCTTCTAGGTAGTTGTAGACCACATAGCGGTCTATATTTGTTTGATCTGTAGAGCAGTAGAACCACCATACTTCGTGGTATGACTCGTTAGTCCCTGCAAACACCTGATCGTATTGTTGCTCGTTAAAGTCACCAAAGATAAACTTACGGAGGTCACAACGTAGCGGCTGAGTACGTCCATCGTACTTGTAGAACTTATCTTTGCCCATCCAGTAGGCTACACCGTTTGCATAAGCTACGCAGTTCTGAGACGCCGTGGAGATATTTTCACCTACAAGCTGTGCTGACCATACTACAGGGGCACCTACGTACTGCATAGAATACAACGCTGCATCGGTCCAAACTAGAACCTCTTGACGCGCTTGTTTAGAAGCTATGATCTCAGTGCCACGAGATAATGTAAGGAACCCTGCCTGTGACGTAACAGAGGGTGTCCAGTCTACCGCACTACCTTGGTCTGACCATCGCACTAACATTGGGTTGACTGTAGAACCGCCAAACTCATTTGCACCAAACGCAAACACGAAACGGTTAATGTCTGATATTTCAAGTATACGTTGGCTTGTAGGTACGTTACTGGCACCGCCAACTGTGGACAATTCTACACCGCGAGATGTTAAGCCACTGGTTGCATCCCAGTAGTAAATAGGCCCACCACGAGGTCCAAAGATAAGGTCTTCGCCAAAGTTAGATTGGCTCCAAAGCCGTATAGATTCAGTAGATGTGTCACCCACACCCCATGTGCCAGAACCCCACGAAGACGCGCCCCAACCTGTTAAAGGTATGGCAAACGCTGTACCTACGTTAATTTGATACGCAGCAGTTACTGTGCCACCACCTGTTGCACTAGAAGAAGCCGCTGATCCCGCGTCTATTGTATACTCGTTAGTAGTTGTGGTCAGCGTTATTTGATATTCTCCGTTAAGTGTAAGTCCACCTACGGCACTAGCTCCACTATATGTAACAAAATCTCCATCTGTGTACCCACCATTTGCATCTGTAACGATAACAATGGGAGAACCTGAAGTGGTCTCAAACGGGTTAGTCAGCGTCACTGTATCACGTAAAGGGGTGATATCGTTGTACGCCCCACCGTTTTCGATGTAAAATTTTAAGTTAGTGCCCACCCCGATAAGGTTTTGACTACCTAGAGTTACCCAGTTCCAGAGTGACCTAGCAACACCTTGAAATACCGTAGCGGATATACGTTGCCAACCACCTATTTTCTCAGGTGTACCCTGCCTAAAACGAATTTTATCGCACTCGTACCAGCCACCTTCGCTTGTATAACGTGTGTTTTCGCGGTTCACACCAGACTTCAAAAGTAGCTTTTTTAAGGGCATATTACACCAACCAGTCGTATATCTTGTTTGTTTCTTTGATACGGTGGTCTAAACCTGTGTACCCACCATTAATCCTTTTTGTTAGTCGTTTGATGGTGTCGTCATTTACACCTTCGTCACATATTTTCCATAATTTATTTGAGTCAAAGAACCATATAGCTGTGTCCATTGCGTAGTCTTCTTCAAGCAGTGAAGGGTCTTGAATGACTTCAGGTTTACCCATGTCAGCCGCAAACGCTTTGACGTTGTTATATCCGGTTAATTGAAGAAATCCGCGGCCTATATATAGACTGGCTTTTTTCTTAGAATCATTGCCCATACGACCAAAATACACGTTTTCTGCCAGTGCTTTTGGGTTACGCTCATACGGCTTTGCGCTTTCTTCAGTAGGGAAACGGCTAGGCCATACCTTCATCATAGCCTCCGCACTGTAGTTTAGGTTCTCTCGAGTATAACGAAATGTACCACTCTCATGCACAACCTGACCTAAAAGGTGCGCACCGCGTTCTGGCGACAGTTCGTAATGTGATACAATACCGCGTGCTGTGTTAGGGCCAAACGCCCCATCTGCGGTGCACCCACATTTTTCTTGTAGTATCTTTAACGCGTTACTCATTTTATTTTCGCTTTCATAAACAAAACTAACCCGTAAACAACGAGTCCAAAAACTGTAGCCACGGCAACATCTATTAAGTGTTCCCTCATGTGGTATATAAACTCTATACCAGCTTGAACATCCCCCTGACTAGCAGAAGTATCTACCTCTACATTTTTAGTGCCGTTGAATGTGCCAATGGTTTGCTCCATCTTATCTGCCACCCATCATGCCATTATGGTCACGATTTATATACTTTAGATCGTTCTCTACCAAAGCCACACGTTGTTTAATGCTGTTGATAGCACCAATGGTCGTCATCAGTCCTGCAAGCTCATCCCACAAATCATCAATCTCTTCAAACGCATGGTTCAATTCTGAGGCGTTGGCCTCAACGTCACGTTTTAAGTTTATATTGTCTTCAATAGCCATGCGAGAGCCTAACTGACTTACAGTCTCTTCTAGGCTAGATATTGTTGATGCCTGTTGAGATACCCACCAGACGCCCCCTGCTAATTGAACTGCCATCGCGGCGACTAAAGCTATCGGTAATTTAACATTTTCCATTATTTCCTCTTAAACATAGCGGTTGCCCCGCGCACACCAAAACTCGCTGAAATTGCGATACCTAAACTATAAAAATACCAGTCGGGCGCTTTGGAAAGCTGCTCAAACCCCTTGTCAACCCAACCTTCTGTGCCCGGAATAAACGCTAAAACAAGGGGAATTGACAGGACAATTACGAACCATTCGTCTTTCCAGCTTGACTTAGAACCCTCTGCCATAATGCGCTCCCAATCGGCAACGCTTGTCTTTTCTGACAACAATATTTGTGCTTTTGCCTTTGCCTCAGTTAGTTTTAACTCCGCTTCGGCTGCGTTTTTATCGGCCTTACCTTGCAGCCAAGAGCCTGCGAGATTTGCTACTGGACCTATAAGTGCTTGTATCATTTCGTTTGCTCCTTACCCATCCATATGCCGAAACTTCCTGTGAAAGCCCCAGTTACAACGGATATTAGACCCGCTTGAGAAACAGACAAGTCAGGTTGAGATAATGCCCACTCTAGGCAACGTATATACATAATGGTTGTTACCAGCATCATCAGACGCGGTAGGACTTTCCATTCGTCAAGTTTTGTTGCCATTACGTTTCCCCTTCTCTAACCACGCCTTTGCTATACCACTGTGATGCGTTATTATAACTATTTTTCCGTCTTTGTCACATACAACGTATTTTCCTAGTTTGTTCTTGTATAAAGTCACCCATTCGCCAACTTATCTACACCCCAAATCATTGCCGCAGTTCCCGCTAAAAAAACTGTGACCCCTATTGCTAATGAAATTCCCCAGAACAACCTGTCCCTAGCCGCGGCTTGTGCTTCCAAGGCGTCTTTCTGACGTTTTCTAGCTTCAGCCTGCTCTCGCACAACCAAGTCCCACATGCCCGGTGGACCGTACAACATACAATGACTGCGAAGGGTATCCATAGCTTCTTTATGTGCCATCTTAGCCTGCGCTATAGCAAACCCTTCTTCTTCCGAAGAGGACAAACGACCCA